GGAGAGATCATTGGCGCGACCATGACGGGCGCGATTCGTGATGATGATCGTGAATTGATCCGGGCGAGGGATGACGGTGATGCTGCCGACGGTTTGCTGGTGACGTGTGATCCAGGTCGGAAGCGAGGTCTTCAAACGGACAGCGGCGGGTGCGAAGCCGGAGGCGAGCAGGCCGACGCGGGATTGTTGCTGCTTGATGTAGCTTCGCACATAGCGGGCATCGCGGACATGCTCGCTTGGTTTGGTGCCTGTGACGCGACCATTGCTTCCTCGGCGTTTTTCATGAGCGGCTCCGTCGTCGCTGCCGAAGTCGATAAGCTCTTTAAGTCCGAGCGTTTTGCAAATGCGGGCAGCCTGCGGCCAGTTTTTGTGTTTTACCGCTGCCCAAAATGCGGCGGCGAGTTTTTCGTCACGCGCTTTGATGATGGCGTAAAGTTTGCCGGGGGTGGCATAGACTTTCCACACGTCGCGCATGACGGCAGACTCGCCGCGTTTTTTGGAGGCCGGATTGGCTTTGCCCATGCTCGGTGGCGTGATGTCGGTGATGTCGCGCACAAAGCCGCGTGCATCATCTTCGATGGCCTTCGCCATGATCGCCGCTGCCTCACGCGGAACTTGTTTGAGCTTTTTGAGCAGCGGGCCGAGTTGGACGTTGGCGCTGATCATCGGGTGGATTCGGTTGGGCACTTTGCCCGTCTTGCTGTTTCCACCAACCACCTCGCCAATGTTGGCACGGTGGCGGCACGTTGGTGCTTGCTCATTCGCTGCTGTCTGCGTCGATCACCTTCGCCGCTTCTGGGATGATGCTTTCGGCTGGGGATGGTAGGCATGACTTCAGCGGGTTCTAGGCCGCAAAAGACCAGCCAAGTTTTTTTCAGCATCGAATATCCCCACCACGCTTGGCTGACTTCGATCGTCCACATTCCATCTTTGGTTTCACCTGGTCGCGGTAGGTTGCAGTGATCGAACAGTCTGGAGTGGGCTGGATGTTCCAACACGCCACCGCATCGCCGAAGCCAATCGACGCACAACGGTCCCAGCTCTCGCACGCCTTCAATGGGTTTCCATTGATGGGCACAATAGGCACTCCACGGAGCGCAGACTGGATGAGCGACCACGGGCACACCGCCAACGAAGCTCCTCACGTCACGCGAAGCATTGAAGCACTCGACTCCAGGGAGCGAGTGATAGACCGAATCAGGCGCGCAACATAGGACCGCCACAGGGTCCACTCTGACGACTCCAGACGCTCCAAACTCAAATGCCTCTTGGACTTCGAAACGCGAACCAGCCGCCGCATGATATGTCGGAGTGATCATTGCGTGGTGATCTGCTGGCCGGTGAGTGTCCAGAAGACGCTGTGCGGAGACTCGTTGGGTGCTCCGGCGTCGGTGGCGAGCTGATAGACGCGACCCGTTTCGACGTGCGTGAAACGCACGGCGCGGGTGCTGTCAGTCGTGGCGTCGATGAGGTCGGTGGCGGGCAGCAAGGCGCAGGCCACGACGATCTTGATCGTGCGCGATTGGATGACGCCGCCGTCGTTTTCAAACTTCACCCCACGCCTCGCAATGAAGGCCGCAGGCAGACGCCGATTGTTGAGCAGGATGGTGCAGGGATTCCGCTGCAACAGTGTGGCGAGGTGCAGCTTTTCACTGGTGACGAGGGCGGCGGACATGCCGGGGTGGAAATGTCAAAGCGTGAAGGCGCAAAAAAACGCCGCGTCCCCCAACCAAAAGGGACGCGGCGCAGGGGACACCGGCGGGCGAAGAATAACCGCGCCGGGTGAGAGCAATGAGAGGCGGATGTCAAACTTTGCGGAAGTAGGCCGCATGCTCATTGCTGTGCCGACAGGGCACGATGTGCAGGAGCTGCCAGCCGTCGCATTCCATGCTGGTGAGGATCAACGGCAGGTCCTCGGGATGTGCGAGCTTAACGGTGTGAGCGATGACGCTCGTCGTTGGTGGTTTGGGAGGATTGGTTTTAGCCATGGGATCGAGTGTAGAAAAAACGGCCCACCGGTGAGGGTGGGCCGTTGAGTGGTCGGACAGGCTGGCAGCCTGTCTCACGATTAGCCGAGGAGCGTGGCGACGAACTCGGGCTTCCAGACTTTGACGCCGAAGAAGGCCATGAGCTTGATCTGGTTCATGCCGTAGCCTTTGTAGAGGCGGGCAGAGAAGCTGAGGCCGGTCTTTTCATCGACCAGCACAGCGATCTCTTCACCAACGTCGCCACCAGGCGGCTGCGCTGGGGGGCGCATGGCCAACTCGATGGCCGACTTGTGGAAGCCGACGTTCGCGGTGTAGCTGTTGCCGATGGTGATCTCGGAAGCCGTGGTGCCCGCGACGCGGAGACCGGGGTGATTGATGATGATGTCGCCGCTGGTGGCGGTGATGCCGGTGCGCACCACGTAGTTGTTCGCGGTGTCGGTGTCCATCGCGATGACGTCACCGGCTTTGATGCCGGTGGTGTTCACGGTGCCGCCTTCGACACTGAGTGTGGTCTGGCCGATGGCTTCAGCACCGCTGAAGTCGTAGCCAGTGCCTGCGCCTTTGGTGTGGAGCTGCACCCCGGCGGAAGTGCGGATGGAGAAGCCGGAGACGTTGAGCAGCTCACCCCGGCGAAGCGTGGCGTCGGCACCGGCTTCGTTGACCTTGGTGAGGGTGCTCAAGTTGCGCAGGTTCGTGCCAGCGGCGGAGCTGATGATGAGCGAGAGATCGCCATCGTCCATGATGCAACCATTGTCCTCCAGGATCTGGCGGAGTTGGTTGATGCTGTTGAAGTTGGACGCGAAGGGCGTGGTGCCTGCGGTGCCAGTGGCGCGGGAGGCGCCCTGATAGGCGGCCGTGCCGAGGCTGCCTTCGATCTGGTTGATCATCTTGCGGATGGCTTGCTTGTAGAGCTGCTGGAGGGCGAGCTCTGCGCCGACGGTAGCGGAGAGCTGGGCAAACTGCTCACCCTTGAGCGGGATGCTGGCACCGACATAAGAGCCGAGCGTCAGTGTCTCCACCGAGGTGGTGATGTCAGCGGCATCGGGTGCCGTCATCGCGGGCGTGTAGGACGTTTCGAGCGTCGGCTCCTGCGTGCGCAGGGAGGTGACGGTGCCGCCAGCGGAGATGCCTTCGGAGCCTCCGTTAACCATGACGCCTTGGGCGAAGCCGGTGGGTTCGCGGGCGACCATGTCGCGAGCTTGATAAAGGATTTCAGTCAGTCCAGTGAGTGAGATGTCGTTAGCCATATGTTTGGATCAGTGAGAGTTGGGGGTGTGTTGGGTTTGAGGTGTCAATCTGCGATCAGTCTTCGAGCTTGCCTTTGGCTGCCATGAAGGCGTTTCGCTCGGCGTGCGGGAGTTGGTTGAAGGCAGCGCGAGTCATGGTGTTGGCGGGGGTGCCGCTGCCACCTTGAGCACCCTGGATGGGAGCGTTGCCACCGGCAGCACCGGCGGCTCCGTTGGTGAGTAGGGCGGTGATTTTGGCGAGCTCAGTTTCCAGCGCGGTGAGCTTGGCTTTGTCGTCCTTTGTGGCCTCGGTGATGCTGGCAGCGAAGGCGGCTTTCACAGCGGCGTCTTCAAAGTCGATGACGACGTTGGGAGACTGCGGCTTGTGCGCGGTGATGGCAGCGGTGAGCTGGTCTTCAGTTTCATCACCCTTGACGGTGATGCCGACGAGTGAGGCGAGGGCGAGGAGTGCTTTCATTGGGGTGGGAGTGCGCGATGGCGACGGTAGCGGTGCGATGTCAAAGAGGGCACTCGGCACATGACGCAGCGCGGCGGTGATGCGGGCAGTCTTGAAAGCGGAGGCACTGAGGGCGACTTCGTCGCTGGTGGCATCGGCAAAACCGTGCTCGACGGCTTCTTCACCCGTCAGCCAGGTCTCGGCGTCCATCATGGCGGTGAGGTCTTCGTCGCTCTTTTTCGTGCGCTCACGATAAGCGGCGAGGAGGCTGCCTTTGATCTTGTCGAGCAGGTCGGCGAGCTGGCGCATGTCGGCAGAGTCACCCACCGCAAAGCCGCTCGGGTTGTGGATCATCATGAACGCATTGCGCGGCATCTCGATCCGCGTGCCTGCCATGGCGATGACGGAGGCCATGGAGGCGGCGAGGCCTTCGATGCGCACGGTGACGTTGCCGCGTGCCTTCAGCGCATGATAGATGGCAAGACCATCGAAGACCTCACCGCCGGGGGAGTGAATGGAGAGAGTGATCGGAGTCGTAGCCGCGATGCTGCGGAGCTGGGAGAGAAAATCTTTGGCGCTGACACCCCATGCGCCGATCTCGTCGTGGATGGAGATTTCAGCGGGGGCTTCGGCGGAGGCGGCGTTGCGAATGGTGAACCAGGTCTTGCGGGACATGCTGGCGGGCGCATGTCAAAGGACAAGAATGGAAGACAAAAAGATGACAGACAAAAACATGCTGATTTTTTTGTCTGTCATTTTTTTGTCTATGCATCAAGCGCGGCAATGTCGGCGGCGAGGGTGGCGGGATTCAGGGCGGTGAGGATGCCGGAAGCGGGCTGCAATGTCTTGAGGCCCATGCCGATGGCCAGGGCGACGGAGGCGGGGATTTCGACCTGGTCGAGGGGTAGGTTTTTGGCGCGGGCGATGGCGTAGCGGATGCTGTCGAGCTTTTGGTCGATGGCGGCATGGCGCACGGCTTCGCCATCCTGTCCCGTGCTACGCTCGATGAGATCGTCGGGCGTGATGAGGTTTTCGCCGAGGCTTTCGAGGTCGGCGCGTTTGTCGCGTCCGGCATCGACCGTGGGGTCGGGATCGGTGACGAAGTCGATCTGGTTCCAGTCGGCGATGTTCGCATACTGGAACAGCGGGCCGCCGGGCATCATGGCCGTGCCAATGACTTTTTCCCACAGCCATTCCAGGAAGGGATACAGGCGGGCGCGGAGGCCTTCGTGGGCGCGGGCGACCTGCTGGAGGAGTCCGCGATACTCGACGCCACCGACTTTGCCACGCGTGAAGATCCACTCGGGTGGATACTTCAGCTCGAACATGAAGGGGTGGAGAAGATCGGCGAGAATTTCGCGAAACGGGATGCCTTCCTGCGGGTTGTTGAAAAAGTTGAAGCTCTCGTTGTCCGACATCGGCAAAAACACTGCGCCTTCGGCGACCTCGACAAAGCGGCGGCCCGTGTCGGCGGTGGGGTTGCCACCTTGCTCGGCAAGCGCGATCTGCTGCATCGCATTGAGCATCTTGCCATCGCGGGTGGTGGTGGCACCGAGGAGCGAGGCGCGGACCTTGGCCGAGTGCTTGCGCAGGGCTTTGAGATCGAGCGAGTCGAGCAGGTCGCGACCACTCGCGAAAATGACGGGGTCGCCGTGATACTGGTGGATGCGCGTCGGGTCTTTGAGGTGGAAAATGTTGCGGTGCCCCATGGCATTGACCGCTGGGATGTCGGTGAATGTTTTGGAGAGCAGGTAACCACTGGCGTCCGGGTCTTGATTCAGGCGCAGGAGCTGGAGCTGGTCGAGACCGTTGTATTGCAGGCCGTCAAACCAACGCAGCTTGCGGGCGGCGACGCTTTGCACGTCGCCATTGGTGAGCTGGTCTCGGCTCACGAGCTGGATTTGAAAGGCTCGCTTGCTGCGATCATTGAGTGACCACGAAGCGCCGGTCGGCTCATAGACGGGCAAGATGAAAAGCTCACCATCGCCGAGCATGGCGGAGAGCAGCATGGGCTGGATCGCGAAGAGGTTGTGCTCCTTGCGGATGTCGATGGCGGGGGAATCGGCCCATTTTTTGAAGAGCGCGGTGGCCTCGCGGCGGAAGTCGGCATCTTGCGAGATGGACTTGCAGCCGATGCCTTTGCCGACGGCCTCACGCGGGAGCTGCTGGATGCCGTAACGCACCTGGGGGATGCCTTCCTCGCTTTGCAGGAAGCGGGAGATTTGCACGAGGTCCTTCGACCGCTGCATGCGCTCGACGCTCTTGGAATTCCACGCGGTGTAATGCGGCGTGGAGCGATAGCTGCCACCGGAGGTGGTGGTCGTGGTCGCGGCGTTGGTGATGGGCGCGGGTGCGGTGGGCTTGAGTGTTTTGCGACGTGACATCGGGCGGCGAAAGTAAGAGGTGAGACGTGAGATGTCAGAAATCAGCCGAGCAGGGTGGCAGGCTCGTAGCCAGGCCGGAAGCGGAAGCCGAAGGGACGGGAGAGCGACTTCGCGACTTGACCGGCAATCTCGGCCTCGAGATCTTCGATGGCGGCCTGCACGGCTTGCCGCCGCTGCTCCGGAGAGGAATCGCGAAACTGCGCCGAGTGCGAGGAGCCTTCAAAAGCCTGCGCCGTGATCTCGGCACCGCTGCGATCCTCAGCCAGGAGGAGGTATTGCTCGATCAGCCATTGTTTCTGTGCGTTTGCGTCGTCCGCATACAAGATGCGGGCGTGAAAACGGAAGTCCGAAGTGAGGTCGGCGATGGTGACTGCGGCCATGCAGCGACCCGCATGTCAAAGGGGCCGAGCATCAGGCAGGGATGGTTGCCGCAGGGTGGGCGGGGTTAATTAGGTCTCGTCAAAGCATCCCACCAGCGCGTAGCAGCTGGTAGTCGATGCAGGTGTATTTGGAGCAGTCGCCGAAGTGGTCGTGGGGGACGCGTTGCCATTCGCCGTCGGCGTCGCGTTTTTGGCCTGTGTGGCCGAGTTTGACTTCGGGGTCGGCATCGGTGGGCAGGTGGAAGGCTCCGTCGATGCGCTTCATCATGCGGTTGGCATAGAGCATGTTTTTGATCTCGCGATCGTTGAAGACGAGCAGGGACATCTGCGGACGCGTGGCGACGCGGGTCTCGTGGAGTTGACCATGCTTGGCATCGGAGCCTTTGACAGGGATGAAAAAGCCTTTCGACGCGGCGCACACGTCGAGCTGATCGTCCTGCTGCCACCCGGTGTCGAGGTAGCCGCGGACGGGGAAGATTTTTTCGCCAGTGCCCTCGACAATGATGTGGCGAGCGCGGAGGAAGTCGGTGGTGAGGAGGTCTTTCGATGAGACGACGGTGCCCCAGTCGCAAACCCAAACGCCGCCGTCGTGGGCGAGGGCGGTGAGTTCCCAGTGCGTGGTGGCCTCACCGGGATCGGCATTGAGGAGGAGGCGGAGGGGCTTGAATGGCAAGGTGCCGCGTCGATACAAGGGGCGGCCGTTTTTGCCGTCGGCGATGGCTTTGACCACGTCGTCCATTCTCAGGTTGACGTTGAACTCGGTCCACGGGCGAGCCAGGCGGCTGTTATGATAGTCCTGCAAGCCGAACATGTCCTTGAGTGAGTCGAGGAAGTCCCAGGCCATGGTGCCGAAGCTCTTGGTGGGCGAATAAAACGAGGGCAGGATGAAGGTGCGGCGATTTTTGGCGGCGAGTAGGTTGTGGCGTTTTTCGAGGCAGCCTTCAACCATGGCTTGCTTGTGCAGCTCGGTGATCTGGCAGCCGTTGTGCGGGCAGAGATAGCGGACGGATTCACGCACGCGGGTCTCGTCCCACTGGCCGGAGGCTTCACGCGCGGACTTGTCCCAGATGAGCGATTGATAGTCGCTGGGCAGCGTGAGGCCGAGGTGGGTGTTGTAGTCTTCGACATCCTCGGGGCGGCCAATGAAATCGAGATAAAACCAGCCGTGACAGTGCGGGCACTCGACGTAGAAATGCGTCTGGTCACCGGCGAGGATGTAGCGCCAGAAGGGATGCGTGGGGCTGTTTGGCGTGCTGGAGTAATAGTGAAACTCCAGCGCACCGAAGCCATCGGTGCGCTTCGCGATGAGGTGGAAGGGGTGGGCCTCGGGGGCTTGCTCACTTTCGCTCTGGATGAGCTTCGAGGCTTCATCGCAAAGGGTGATGCCGTAGGAGCCGCCGGAGAGAGCGCCGGGGGAATTGCCGCCGACGAGGTTGACCATGCCGCCAGCCATGTCCATGGACATGGAGCGGTAGCGGTCGGCGTTCGCAGGCTTGCAGGCGGAGAGGATGGGATTTTCGTCGATGAGCACCTGCATGCGCTTTTCGCTGAGTTCGGTCTTGGTCCAGTCGCGAGAGCTGCCGATCATGAGGATGGGCATGGGGGCGTTGACGAGTCGATACGCGGCCCCGAGGGTGAGCATGGTCGTTTTTGCGATCTGCACCCCGGCGGAGACCCCGCATTCATTGACCCCGACTTCGGGGTTGAAACATTCCAGAATAGGACGCTGAAACGGGCGTGAGGCGGTGCGAAAGGGACCGGCGGAGTTGGGTGCCATCTTGCGCGGCAGGATGATGTTTTCCTCCAGCCAGGGCACGACGGCCTTGCGCCGCTGGGTGCGAAACATGCCGAGCACTTCGCTCTGCACGGCGGCGGTGCGACGCTGCTGCGGGGTGGAATTCATAGAGCCAGTTCGGCGAGGACGTTTTCGAGCGCGGGATTGAATTCCTCCTCGCGCCACTGGCTGATCGCTCGCATGGCATGCTGGGGGTTGTCAGGGTTCGCCTTCTGGGCGATGCGGCCTTCAAAGGAGGCGAAGAGCGAGACGAATTTCATCAGCGCGGCTTTGGCGTCCTGCCAGGCCGACATGGGCTGGAGGCGTCCGCTTTCCAGCTCGGCCTGGACTCGACGCTGGCGGGCGAGGTGGTAGGACTTGAGGGAGTCGGCGGCGATTTTCACGAAGCCGATGGCCGCCATGGGATCGCCACGATCCAAGGCGACCTGCCGCTGCGCATTGGCAGCCACCATGCCCGCCCAGCACTGACACTCGGCATATTCCTCGGGCGTCCATTGGTCCTGCGGCTTCTCCATCGCGGGCGGGGCCACATGCACCAGCCGATCTCCGGGTGGTGTCTGCCCACCCATCACGGCGACCAGGGCGCGTTTTTGCTCTTCGCTCGGGTCGGCGACTTCGAGCGCCTTCGCTCCCTGCGTCGCCAAAAACGCCACGTAATCCGGGTGCCGGTTCTTGGCATGGAGTTGCGCCGTGCGAAGGGCCACCCCCTTCGCAGCCATGTAGAGCTTCACCAGCCCCGATTCTGCATGCGACCGCGCCATGATGCGCTTCCGGTGTCAAAGCGCACCGAAACCGCGAAAAACGCAACGCATGCGCCCAAACCATGCGCAAACACGTTTGCGCGTCCGCTCGCACAAAGGCCGTGAGACATTAAACCCGAGTGGATAGGGGTGGCC